TCAATCCTGAATGGCAATGTCAGGTTTCAGCGCTGGCAAGCTGTAATCCAGCTTTTTTATCGCTTCGTTCAACTGTTGAAGCGTGTATCCCTGCTTGAAATAATTCTGGTGAGTAACGCCTTGCCGCGTATGGCCCACCAGTGCTTGCACAATGGCTAGATCGACCCCGATCTGCATAAGCTGGGTGACAACAGTATGCCGCAGGCTGTGAAAAACGAGCCCGCTGTTTTTTAGGCCGAGTTCTGGCAGAAGCCGCGTATTAAAGTAATGTCCGAGACGTCGGCCCCATCCGTTTTTGGGATCGTAGGTAAAGGTGGGAAAAAGCTTCTGCTCTCCAAGGCGGCGCTTGACGGCGACATAATCCAGCAAGCCTAATTGGATCAAGCGCGGGTGCATCGGGATAAGGCGACGGGATGCTTCCGTTTTCACGCTCTTGCGGTCGCCCTCATCGTTGATGTCGAAGCAGCAGATACCGTCAACCTCACGAATGTCCTTGAGGTGGAGCTGTGCGATTTCGCTAAGCCGTGCGCCGGTGTAAATGCCGATAAGCGGTCCCCATTTCTGGTATTCCTTATTGGCAAGACCGTTCTTGTTGGACAGAACGGCAGCAAGGATAAGCTGTATCTGGTCAGGGGAGAAGGCTTCACGGCTGTCCTGATTGCGGGCCTTGTTCTGGCGGATGGCAAGTCCGACGAAAATGTTCTGGTCCACATGCCCGTTCTGCTTAGCCCAATTGAACAGGTCTCCGTAACTCTGAAGGTATTTGTTCACCGAGGTCGTATGTAGCTTTGCTACATCAGGCAGGCCGAGGATTTCAGACAAGGGACGGCCACTGGTCTCTTTCATCTTCTCGCGGTTCTTTGGGTAAGACCGAAGCGTATCCTTGACCTTCTTCGCGTCCATAGCGCCAAGGATTTTAACGTCTGTATCCGCTCCCAATATCTCTTTCAGGAGCTCAAGGTGGCTGAGTTTTTCGCTTTCGGTTTTATACGCCCAGTTTTTCCCATCCCGCTTTTCGTCAACGTAGGCTTTGATGGTATCGGCAAGGGGCATGCCTTTCTCTGTGGGGGCTATCTGCGTCGGTGGGGCAATATGCTGTGCCGGTGAATTAAGATCGAAATCCGCCACCTCAGCATCGTAGGCAAGCACGTCTTCAAGGAAACGCCGATAGCCCCGTTTTACATCCCGTTCCAGCTTGTCGTACAGGTCCGCACCCTTGGCGATGTCGAGGCCGAACCTGTCGATGAAGCGTGCCAGCAATTCGTCGTCGGATTTAACGAACGATAGCGGCCTACCTGTTTCGATTGCCTGTTCGGCAATCTTGAGGCTGGTCTGGTAAAGATCGCGGTCGCTGGCGCTCAAGCCGCCCGCTGCATCTATCTCTTTTCTGGTTTGGTCCCTCAATTCCCGAAAATGGTTTTGAAGGGTGGTGCGTAAATGCTGGTAGTCCATGCGGCAGGCAATTCCGACATTATTATATTGTTCGCCTATGTGGATCAAAGGGCGCGATAAACGCAACGCCTTTCGGGGATCGCGGGTCTGTAGCGATACCTTGATGTCGGATGCCAGTTTTTGTGGATGGAGTTGCCGGGGCAGGGGCCAGCGCAGATAAAAGATACCGTTACGCGACCGCAGCAAATAAGCCGGAATGAGCAAGCCAATGTCTCCCTCGAATGGCTCACTGGCCAAATTCAAGGTGCAAGGCTTTGATTTTAAGGGGAATGGTGGGCGATGAGAGCCCAATTGTTTCCCACATTTCCAATGCGCACAGCGAGAATGAGACACAACAAAAAATCGAGGAAAAACAATCCTCGCTAAATCAGGGTGTCTCACGTTTTTCTAGCGCAGTCGAATGGCTTTGTGTCCACCTCGACGACTGCCCGCGCCCCGTCGTTCCCTATGTCAAACAAGCGTACGGCCTTAGCAATCTGGAGGCCTGCGAAGCTCTCCGGCTTGCGAACCTGAAGCGCGGAACGGGGGCCGAATGACGTGCCTGCTGAGGTAAACCGCGACATCCATCTCGGCTTCATGGCATTTGGTGCGCTTGCTGATTTGACCAGCAATGAGCGCCGGGTCGCGTTCGCAATCCTCGATCACTACAACAAGCGCGACGGCCGCTGCGATCCTAGCGGCGAGCGTTTGGCGAAGCTGCTGGAAATGGACCGCACCAGCGTTGTGAAGGCGGTATCCCGGCTTTGCAACGTCTTCGGCCTTTTCGAGAAGGTTAGCCACGGCGGCCACAATCATTGCGCCTCGTACCGTCCTCAGTGGCGTCGCTACCGCGAAATCATGGGCGAATGGAACGCTAAAGCGCGAGGCCGCGATCCACGTTCAAACATGGCGAAATCACCACAGGCAACGTGGCGAAATCACCACACTGAACGTGGTGAAATCACCACACAAACCGATCTTATTAACCGAATAGATAAGTATGGAAATAGTGGAAGGGCCGCACCAAGCGCGGAACCGCCCACGGATGACCTGCGGCAGGATCAGCGCAGTCAGGCGCGTGTCGAAACGGTGAATGGGCTCTTGAGAGGGAGCCTGAAGCGGGTGAACGGCGGACGCTCACCGAGCCATGCATCCGTTGCAAGGCAACAGGCCGAGAAGAGGCTCGACGCCGATCTTATCAGCCTTGGGTTGCATGCCCACGCTGACGCCATGAACCGAATGGACGAGGGCACGCAAGCCGACGCGGTCGATGCTGAGATGCATCGACGCGGCGCAGGCCTCGCCTTGCTGCAAGAGCGCCTCGGCCTCGGAGGTGGGCGCGGACCGCCCGACAGGGGGGGCGGGTCGAAAGTCTAGAAACCCTCTCGCTCCCAGACCCGCGCCCCCCTCATTCAGAGGTTTTTTCCTTGCGGAGCGAGTTTTTTCATGGGTGATCGCCCTATTCCAGCCACTGGAAGCACGGCCTACATAAAGAAAATCAATAGCTTAGCATCTATGAAGGCCCGAGAAATGCCGAATAAATCCCGACTTGCGAGCCATTCTTTTATCGCCGACCTCTTCGGCGCGCAGCCTTCGTGCGAGCTGCCGGCCGTCGTCCGGCATGCGGTTTGCGCAGAGTGCGGCAAGTCGTTCGGAACGGAGCTTGGCATGGGGCGTCCGGCGAAGTTCTGCACGGTCGCGTGTCGCAGCAAGCACCGTCGCGGTCAGCAGCGCGCCTGGCGTGGTGCCGCTGCCACCGATGGACACGAGACGCCACGTTCCTGCGCCTTCTGCGGCGGCGCCCTCCCGCCGCGCTCACCCGGTCCCGGCCGGGATCGCCAGTTTTGTCGCCGCGCGTGCTTCCGCGCCTTCCAGCGAGGCGAGCGGCCTCCCGACCAGACCATGATTTTCCCTCTCCCCCTCGACCAACGAAAGGAACCGACATGACCGATGCTGATCTTGAAACCCATGACCGCCAGGTCACGGCCGTCGCACAGGCCGTCGCGAAGTTGCTGCCAAAACTCAATGCTCAGGGCTTCACGCCGGAAGCGATTTTCGAGGGGGCGGTGAAGGGCGGAGCGACGGCGCTCCTCGCCGGCACCTCCGCCAGCGCGGAAGAGGTGGCCGGCCTTCTTGAGGAGATGGCGGTGGGATTCCGCAATCTCGAAAAGCCGAACCTGCATGTGGTTCAGTAGCCATGCGTGTTGACGCGGTTTCTGAACACGCGCATATTGCGCCTGCACTTCCCGTTCGGCAGCATGATGCGCTCTGCCCCAGCCGTTCCCGGATTTGCAGGCCCGGATGCGTTCCGCGCAGCGAAAATCACCCCAAAATTAGACCGCCTCGGCGGGCGAATGGCGTTTGCATCCGCAAGATGATGCTTTCCGTTTCGCTGTCGCCCAGGCTAGACCAAAGGAACGCATCATGCGGAAATCCCTAATCATGGGCGCAAGCCCGATGGCGCTTGGCGCTGGCGTGCAGATGGTAAACGCCATGGCATCGGCCGGCGGACACCCCGCCGCCGGAGCAAGTGCGCTGCTTGCCGAGCTCACCGGAAAGGTCGACGACTTCATCGCGAACAATGGTGCTCGCGTCGACAAGATGGAAGCCGCGCTCGACGCGGCGAACGCCACCATCGCGGCGCTCAAGATCGGCGGCGTCGGTGACGGTGAGCCGTCCGGCGGGGCCTTCGACGGCTCCCCTGCCGCCAACGCTATGCTCGGCTTCATGCGCAACGGATCGACGACGGCCTTTGCCGCTCTGAACCCGCGTGGCGGCATGTCGTCGGACAGCGATCCCGATGGTGGATGGACTGTGCCGACGCAGGTCGACCAGGTCATTCAGAACCAGATGATCGAGCTTTCGCCGATCCGCCGTGTGGCGAGCGTCGTGAGCATCAGCACCGCGGACTACAAGCGTTTCATCAACCGCCGGGGCGCGACCTCCGGATGGGTCGGGGAGCGTCAGGAGCGCGGTGAAACGGAAACCCCGCTGCTCGGCATGATCTCGCCGCCCATGGGGGAGATCTTCGCACAGCCGGAGATCACCCAGCGCCTGCTCGATGACAGCTCGTTCAATTTGGCCGCATTCCTCTCCGAAAACGTGAGCGACGAATTTGCGCTCCAGGAGGGAACGGCCTTCGCCCGCGGCGACGGTATCGAAAAGCCCCGCGGCTATCTCACCTACGATACCGCCGTCACGGCGGACGACACGCGGCCCTTCGGCACCATCCAGTACGTGCCGACCGGGGTTGCCGGTGCGCTGGCGGACAGCACGCACAACGGCGTCGACGTCCTGATCGACCTGGTGCATGCCCTGCGGCCGTCCTACCGCGCCGGCGAGGGTGTCGGCTGGATGATGAACTCCACCACGGCGTCCGTCATCCGCAAGCTGAAGACGAAGACGGAAGAGCAGTATCTCTGGCAGCCGTCGACGATCGCAGGCCAACCTGACCGCCTGCTCGGCTATCCGATCTACGAGGATGAGCAGATGGACGATATCGGCGCCGGCAAGTTCCCCATTGCCTTCGGCAACTGGAAGAAGGGCTACGTCATCGTCGATCGCCACGAGCTGCGCCTGCTGCGCGATCCCTACACCAAGAAGGGCTGGGTGAAATTCTACTTCACCAAGCGCGTCGGTGGATCGGCGACGGATACGAACGCCATCAAGCTCCTGAAGGTCTCCGCCTCCTGATCGCGGTGATTTTCGGAATAGCTGCTCGGCCGGCCTCTCGATGATCTGAGGCCGGCCAGTTTCCAACATAGAGGAATTTCAAAATGGATGAAGCGATGTTAAGCAGACCCGCAATGACCGCCGTGACGCTGCTCTTTGGCGATGGCGAATACACCTTCAACCTCACATGGGGTTGCGTGGTCGAATGGGAGAAGACGACTGGCCGCAGCCTTTTCGCCACCTTCAAAGCGATGCTTTCAGGTGGCGATATCCCTCTTGAATGCATTCGTGAAACGATCCGCCTCGGCCTGATCGGCGGCGGCATGGCTCCCGTCGATGCGCTGAAGAAGGTCAAATTCTACGTCGAGGGCCGCCCTTTCGCGGAGAGCTACGGCACTGCACTCGCAATCGCTGGTGCGGCCCTCTTCGGGGCCGACAAGATCGAAGCCGCCGTCGCGGAGGGTTGACGATGGCGAAGACCCTTCAGGGATGGGAAAGGCTCCAGCGCCGCCTTAAAGCGATACCGGAAGCGGTTCGCAAGGCGGCAGTGCTGGAACTGGAGCGGCAAGCTGCTGATATGGTGGAGACGATGCAGAGCCTGGCGCCGGTAGCTGATGGCGATTTGCGGGATAGCATCGTCGCCACGCCTGCCGGGAGGTCAACGCCGCCCTATTCTCAGCCTGGAGGGGCAACCGTCGTGCCGGAACTTTCCGTTCTGATCACGGCCGGCAACTCGGAGGTTCGCTATCCGCATCTTGTCGAGTTCGGCACGAAAAGCCACGAGATCAAGGCGAAGATGGCCCCGGCGTTGCGACTCCACGGCGGTCGGTTCGCCGAAAGCGTGCAGCACCCCGGTGCTGCCGCGCATCCGTTTTTCTTCCCCGGCTATCGCATGAGCAAGCAAAAGACGGCTCGCGCGGTGAAGCGCGCGATGGCCAAGGCAATCAAGGAGAGCAAACGTGTCAACTGATTATGAGCGGCTGGCCGTCCTTCTCGAGGCGCGTGTTAGCGATTTTGAGAAGAAGATCGCGTCCGCGACCCGCACGGCGGATCGCCAATTCAAGAAGATCGAGCGCTCGGCCGCCTCGATGCGGGATCGCGTTTCGGCGTCGGCCGGGGGCATGGCGACACGTCTCGCCGGCGCCTTCGCTGCGGCAGCTTCGGCCCGCGCGGCGGTGCAGCTCATCGACGCGGCGACGAAGATCGAAAACTCGCTGAAGGTGACGGGCCTTGCTGGCGAGGATCTAGCGAAGGTCTATGACCAGCTGTTCACGGCGGCGCAGAAGAATGCTGCGCCCATCGAGAGCCTGACCACGCTCTATTCGAAGCTGGCGCTAACCCAGAAGGAGTTGGGCGTCACAAATCAGGAGCTGATCGGTTTCACCGACAAGGTGGCGCTGGCGCTGCGCGTCGGCGGGACGGATGCGCAGGCGGCATCCGGCGCGTTGCTCCAGTTGTCGCAGGCCCTCGGCGGCGGCGTTGTCCGCGCCGAGGAATTCAACTCCATCCTGGAAGGGGCGCCGACCATCATGCAGGCGACGGCGGCCGGTCTGAAGGAAGCAAGCGGGTCCGTCGCCCAGCTGCGCAAACTCGTCGTTGACGGCAAGGTCTCCTCCGAAGCCTTCTTCCGCGCCTTCGAAGCAGGATCGGTCATTCTGGATAAGCAGGTTGCCGGGGCAGAGATGACCGTCTCGCAGCAGTTCGTGCGCTTACAAAATGTCCTTATCGACACGGCCGGCAAGATCGACGAGGCGACCGGCGCAAGCGGGCGGATGGGCAAGAGCATCGAGACTCTTGCCGGCGTCATCCGAGGTTTCGGGGATATCGTCGTGGAGACGTCGGACAGCGACCTCGGTCGGCTCCTCGGCTGGTTTGACGATGCGATCGGCAAGGCGGACGAATTCCGCAAGGTCATGGGCGGCATCTCCGGAATCCTCTCGAAGCTGAGCCAGATCAATCAGGACATGCTCACCGGGCGCGAAATCGGCTCGGGGTTGAGTGAGAAGAACATTCAGGGCCGGATCGACGCCGCGTTCGAAGGGACTGGCCGCTCGCCGAAGACCGGGCGCCTGCCCGGTGAGGAGGTTGTGAAGAATGTCAGCCTCGCCGATTATGACTTGCCGGCCAATACGAAGACGAAAAAGGGCAAGCGGGAGCGAGCCGACGAATACGCCCGGGAGATTGTACAAATTCGTGAGCGAACGGCGGCGCTGACGGCGGCGTATGCTGCTCAGGCTAGCCTGAACCCCCTCATCGAGGACTACGGCTATACCATCGAGAAGGCGCGCGCACGTCAGGAACTGATGACGGCGGCGCAAAAAGCCGGCAAGGAGATCACGCCACAGCTGGCGGCCGATATCGACGCCGCGGCCGAAGCCTATGCCCGGGCCGGCGCGCAAGCTGAACGTTTGGCAGAGAAACAGGACGAACTGCGCCAGCGCGCCGAGGATGCACTCAACGCCACCAGGGACGTCGTTGGCGGCATGATCGACGGCTTCATTGAAGGAGAGAAGGCGGCGGATATCTTCGCAAGCTCGCTGAAGAAGATCGGTAAGACACTCGCAGACGACGTCCTTTCCAGCATTTTCAGCATCAAGAATGCAACGGCGGGCGGAGGCTGGATGGATGGTATCTTCAGCCTCTTCGGCGGCAGTGGCGGCTTCAAGGCGAACACGACCCTCGGCAATTACCTGATGGGAATTCCCGGCTTTGCCAGCGGCACGAATAATGCGCCTGGCGGCCTCGCGCTGGTCGGCGAGCGCGGGCCGGAGCTGGTGAACCTGCCGCGTGGTGCGCAGGTCATTCCGAACCATCAGATTCGTGCGCCCGTCATGCCAGACCTTTCGGCCGTGAGAAGCGAAACGCCTTCCGCGTCGATTGTCTACGCGCCCGTCTATAACGTTGCGCAAGGTGCCGACCCGAAGGCTATTGCCGAGCTTCAGCAGGCGCAGGCACAGGACAGGAGGGATTTCAAGAACAACGTTGTTGCTGCGATCGTGGATGCGCATAGACGGAACGTGCGTGGTATCTAGAGTGTGGCTTCGGGCCCGCAAATTTGCTGACCCGAAAATGTTCTTATCTAGGACATTTATCCCTTCCCGCGTGGAAGGTTTTCAAATGCCGCCTAACCCTTCGGCTTTAATTCGGCACGCTGTTTGAAACTGAAGGCAGGGGCATGATGGATCACGGGAATTACATTTTCAGTTGCCCACAACTCATGGTCGCGGCCCCAATAAAAGAAGTGAGCAGTTCTGCCTTTTCCCAATTCCTTCGTATTTTGCGTGCCTTTGCGGCTATAAACAACGACAAGGTCGCCTGACTTGATCTTATTGAAAGGGAACCAATATGCATCCAGAACTTCTACGCCAACCTCTTCCCCAATAAGTTCATTCCTCGTCAACATATACTCACCAACATCGGTGTCACCTTTAGCCTTCAGTATAACTCTTTCCTTCGAGAAGTTTCCCGCGTCAGAAATCAAACTTAGTTCAAGGCTCATTTCTTCACCCAGTGCGTGTACAGGGCGGTGCCGGTAATTACGGCTCCGGCCAGAAGGACATAAATGCCAGTTAAACCCTGATCCCAGACATTCGGCGCAAAACCAAAGAGTACCGACCCACCGATAACGCTCCCATTGTAAAGAAGTTCGTTTCTGTTTTTCGTCACGAGTTGCCCTTCGAGCGTGGCAATATTTTTGTCGGCCGCATGGAAGCGCTCGCGAAATCTTTTGGCTTCTTCAAGTTCGCCTTCCAACCGTTCAAGATCGTCGAGGAGAAGTTTTTGAGCTCCCGGGCTGCTGAGCTCCTTCTCACTTAGCTCACGACGAACATTCCTGAAGGATCTTCGCCCCTTCGTTTGCGGTGCTGAATTTGTATCTTCGCTGACAACATCAGTAATCTCCTCAACCTCAACGTCGTTCTCAGCCATAAAAAGCCCCCACTTTTGCGCCAATGGTCGTACGCGGAGGCGGCCATTCACGCAATCTCAAAGTGCGACATCGTTGCCGGCTATGAAGCTGCTCGTTTGCGCTTCCGCAGTGCCCGTGCGCTTTGCAACGCCGCGGCAAGTGCCGCGCTTTGTCCTTCTGCCTCTGACGCACCAATAGCCAGAGGCCTCGCCCAGGGTCATGGACTCATCATCGGCGATATCGCTGCTGGCGAAAATACCCCGTCAATCCCGCGACCGCGCTGAAAGCGTTCGGTGTCCTCGGTGGCGTTGTATCCGTTAAATGGATCGAAGATTTAGCTTCCGATAAGTAATAGCTTATCGGAAGTTAGGGTTGAGGCTTCTTTCCCTTTCGGACGACGTCTTCAATTTTCCCTGGATCGATGCCATCGACGCTTATAGGAGCGTCCTCATCGCTCTGGATTTCTTTGCCTTGTTTAAGCTCGGGAAAGCGTTCCCAGAAGTCTGTCAGAAAATCTTCCATTAAGTCAGCTGCGGCTTTGAGGTCGGGATTTTTCGCCAAGCCCTTCTCAATTGCCTCTTCAAAAGTGTCGAAAGATCGTAGATTTTTTGCGCGATCTTCCATGTCGCGCGCGAGCGCGATGACGCCTGTCAGCGCCATGGTGGTAAAAAGGTTTGTTTGATGGGATGCGGGTGCTGCGGCGTTCTTATCTTCCTGGGGGGCTAGTTCGCCTAGCTCCTCATTCTGGAACTTTCTGGTCTTTGACGCCCACATCATGCCGGTTTCAGCCACTTCGCGGATGATTTTGGCGCCGTCCTCGGCTTGAAGGCCGATCTGGCAAAGCCGCCGGATCGCTTCCGCGCGTGTGCGGATGCGGTTTTTGAACCCCCAATCGTCAATGGCAGCGGCTTCAGAAGGTGAGAGCATCAATTGGAATTTGATGGTCTTGAGTTCGTCCGACATTAGCAGGTGCCTCCAGTTCTGGCTTTCATAGATCGCATCCGTTTCTGCCGCAATAAATGGAAGTTCCATCTATTGCTTGACATGAGCACTAACTGGCGTCATATCCATCCATCATAGATGGAAGTGATGGAGGTAGTTGTGGCCGAGACTGATGAGATCAAGACCGAGCGTTTTCAGATGTTGATGGATAAATCGACACTTAACGCGGTCGATGATTGGGGGTTTGCAAATCGAGTGCGCACACGCGCGGAGGCAATTCGTAAGCTGATCCGTATGGGATTAATGGCTAGCAATGAAACCAAAGAGGGCTCCGTCTCGGCGTAGGAACCGACGGAGCCCTCTTTCTGCATGTGAAAGGATATCCAAATGCAGAAAAACTTTACCCCAGAACCGGGAATCAACGCAAGTGCCGCGGGCGAATGCTTCTCCATCGTCCGTGTCTTGGATCGCCTCGAGGAGGTGGAGAGCGTGCTTGCCGCTCTCTACATGATGGCCGCCGACCTTGATAACGATACGCAAATCGGCGCCATTCGTCACATCATCACAACCGGCGAGGATGCGCTGGCATTTGCGAAGGGGCCGCTTGAGAACAATGCTGGCCGACTGCGCTTTGTCGCTGAAAAGATGCGGGCTGGCGTAGTAGCGTCAGAGCCGGCGTCATCCGCTAAGCCCGTCAAGAAGGTGACATCTGATCCGTTGATCGCTGCGATCCGGGCCTACCGGAAAGGCGAGGCCGCCTTCAACGGGATCAAGGAAGACGACTGGGCCGCACTTGGAGGAGAAACCGAGGTCATCCGTAAGACCTACGGCGAACCGTTAGGTGTTCTTGAGCAATGGCGTGCGCCTGCCACGACGCGGGAAGCGGCAATCGAAGCTCTCCGCTTTGCCCATGAGGAGAATAAAGACTGCGACGCGAGCGCTTCCGCGGCGGCGATGACGGCGGCGGCGTTGGCCTTCTTCGAAAGCGAGGAGGTATAGAAATGGCGGCATCTTCCCTCCGTGAGGCCTCGCTTCCGCGCTTTGCCCTTCGTCGTGGCGAAGCGGCGGCAGCGTTGGCGATCTCTCCCGGCACCTTTGATAGCTGGATCGAAAACGGACGTCTGCCGAAGGGCAAGCGAATCGACGGCGTTGTCGTATGGGATGTGGAGCGGCTGCGTGACGCCTGGCTGAGGCTCTACGAGGCTGACAACCACCTCGACGGTGACGATGGGAATCCGTTTGACGAATTGGTTGTCTGATGAAGGCCGTTCTTCGCTATCTTGTCTACGATCCCGACCCGCGCGGGAACGAACGCTACTACGTTCGTATGAAGGGACGGCCCAAAATTCGCATCCGGGAGACGTTCCGCAATGCCGAGGGCGAAATCACCGACGAATTCATGGCGGCCTACAAGGCCGCCATCGCATCTTTGAAGCAAGAGGGGCCTCAAGTTAGCAGGCGCACGCCGGCTCCGGAGGGCACGTTCGAATGGCTGTTTGACCAATTCTATCGATCACCCACCTTCGCGGGCTTCGACAAGGCCACCCAGAAGGACAAGGCCAGCGTGCTGGATCGTTTCTGCGAAACTGCCGGCCGGCTGCCCTATCGCAAGTTTCGCCACGAAGACATGGTGAAGAGCCAGCAGAAAAGGGCGGCCACCCCGGGCGCCGCCGATAAACTAGTGAAGGTGCTTCGCGCTCTCTTTAATTGGGCGATGGATCAGACGCCGCCCCTGGCGACGTACAACCCGGCCGCGCGCGTGAAGCCGATTCATAAGTCGCAGGGCGGTTTTCACACCTGGTTGCCGGAAGAGATCGACAAATTTCGAGCGTTTTGGCCAATCGGGAGCATGCCGCGTCTAGCGCTGGAGATCATGGTCGCGATCGGCGCACGCCGTTCCGACGCCGCATTGATCGGACCGGCGAACGAGGTTCGCCATGATGGCAAGCGGTGGCTGCGCTTCACGCCCTACAAGGGCCGGAACAACTACCCGGTGACGATCGAGACCCGCATGACGCCGGAGTTGATCGAGGCCCTCGCCAACATTGAGGGCGGCAGCAAGACCTTTATCACCTGGGGGCAGGGGCGTTCTTATACGATCGAGAGTTTCGGTAATGCCTTCGGGCGCTGGTGCGAGGAGGCGGGTCTTCCGCATTGCTCCTGCCACGGGCTCCGGAAGGCCGCTTCCGTCGCTTATGCGGAGAGCGGCGCAACGGCTCCGGAATTGATGGCCGTCTTTGGCTGGACCAATCTCAAAACGGCGCAGGGCTACATCGAGAAGGCGCAAAAGCGCATCATGGCACGCAATGCGGCGGACCGTCTTGAGAGGCATAGGGAAAGAGAAAGTGTCTCACTTTCCGGCAGCGAAACCCCGGATGAGACAAACGAGGGAAAAAGCGATGAATAA